GCCCGCTCACGCGCGCGCTGCCGTCCGGCGCAGCCTCGGCGCGCAGTCCCTGCCGGAACATGCGCCTGCTCGTGCCCGACTGCACCGGCACCTTCTCCGGGATCGTCTTGGCAATCGCCTCGGCCGAGTCGAGCACCTGCGGGCCCGCCAGCCGCTTGACCGTCTGCACCGCGTCCGGCTCCTGCCGGTAGTGGACGCGCGAGGGCATCACTCGACCCTCAGCACGTCGGCCTCCACGTGCGAGACGGCATCGGTCAGCAGGTTGCGCACCGGCCAGGCATCGCCCGCCAGCTCCAGCACCGTCCCGTCCTCGAGCCGGATCCCGTCCCAGCCGCGCACCGGCGCGTCGGCGGGCAGAAAGCAGCGGTAGCGCGCCGCCTGCACCGCGTCGCCCAGCTCCTCGGTCGCGCCCGCCTGCTGGAGCTCGCACACGCTCGGGCGCTCGTCCTCCTGCCAGGTCGGGTTGCCGTACTCGTCCTCGGGCCCGTCCTGCGTCCGGGTCAGCAGCGTGCACGGGATCTTGAGCAGCGCCTCGACGCTCACGGAACCTCCAGGCAGGTGAAGACGCGCACCTGCCCGCCGGGGTGATTGATCACGAGCACGCCCGGCTCGAACCCGGACGGGCAGCTCGTCGCACCCGCCGGTCCGGTCGGGCCCCTCGCACCGCGCTCGCCCTTGGGCCCCGGCGCACCCGGCACACCGGCGGGCCCGGTCGGGCCACGCTGCCCGGTGGCGACGTTGACGGTCACGGTGCGCTCCGCCTGCGCCGCGCTCGTCCCGAGCGCCTGCGACGCCAGGAAGCCAGACGCCCCGGCCAGCCCGAGCGCGGCGGCGGTCGCGAGCAGCGCCCATCTACCGCTCACGCTTCCGCCCGAGCTTCATGCCTTGGCGGAACGCCGCGAACCGCTTCTCGCACTCCGCCTCCGCCTGCTGCCGCACGCGCCGCAGCGCCCAGAGCGCACCGATCACGCTGCCGACGCCCGACAGGAACGCGCCCAGCGCCGCGAGTGTGGTCATCGTCCCTCACGGCGCGATCACCAGCACTTCGACCTTCGTTGCCGACAACGGCGCGCCGCCCGCGAGCCAGCTCACCGGCAGCTCGACATAGCTGTCCTTGTCGACCGGTGCACCGGTCAGCCCGAACTCCGCGAAGGCGGTGTGGTCGCCGAATTGCTGGACGTAGATGCGCACGCCCGGCCCCAGCCCGACGAGCAGCTCGTGCACGTCGAAGCCGTCTGTGGTCACGTTGCGCACCCAGAGCAGCGTCGTCGTCTGCGGCTCGTCGGAGTTGAAGCGCACCTGCGAGCCGCTCGGCGGTTCGCTCGTCGCCGCGCTGAACATGAACGGCGTATCGAGCAGCGTCTGCCCCGGCGGGCCCATCGGCCCCGGCGGTCCGGGCGGGCCCGGCTCGCCGAGCGAGGGCTCGCCCTCCAGGTTGTCGTAGTCACGCTGCCACCAGTCGACCGGCCACGGCTGGTAGCCGACCCCGACCGGCACGTCGTACGCGCCGCTCCGTGTCCACGGGGCCAGCGCGTCGAGCTCCGAGGAGGTAAGCCCGAACGCGCCGGTCAGGGTCGCCGGTTGTGCCAGCCGGTAGGAGTACGAGCCGAGCGACTCGCCCACCACCGGCAGACTCGTGCCCTGGAGGATCGCCTGCCCGAAGCGCACGCTCGCACTCAGCAGGACCTCGTACATCGGCGCGGGCACGGGCTCCGGGATCTCCAGCGGCCAGATCGCCGCCTCGACCGCCACGGTCGCAAGCTGCGCCGCGAGCTGCGCCTGCTCAGGGCTCAGCCCCGGCAGGATCGCCAGCACGTCCTCCGGCGGGATCGCCGGGTCGGGCAGGGTGCGGGTGCCGGGAGCGGCGCTCAGATGTGCCGCCCTCGTGCCCGCCGCTGCCGCAGCCGGTGCGACGGAATCCGCCGCCGCTCGCCGCGCCCTCGCAGCGCCGCGTTCGCGGTCGCCGAGCGCGGGCCCGCAGCGCCGCCGGCGGCGAGGATCGCGTCGATCACCGCCTGCTTGTTGGCGAGCCCACTCGGGTTGTCGACGCCCGCCGCCTCAGCTCGGACGTTGAGCTCCTCCCGCGTGAGCTGCGCGAACTCGCTCATCGCTACGGCGTCCAGTCGACCGTCGAGAACGCATCCGCCGTCGTGCCGTCCGGCTTGACCGGCGAGCCGAGCGCGACGCCGACGCGCATGTAGACGCGCATCGCGACCAGGTTCTCCTGGAAGGCGTTCGCGATGATCACGCCTGCGGCGTCCTGAAGGATCGCGTCCTCGCTCGTGTCGTAGGTGATGTCCTGCCGGACGCCGATCAGCAGCTTCGTCCAGTCGCCCACGATCGCGTCGCCTTCGTCGTCCTCCCACTGCGGCGTCGTCTCGACCGGCAGGCCGTAGATGCTCGGCGTCGGCGCCTCGCTCGGCAGCGCCATCACCGCGCGGTACTCCTGCCGCAGCGCCGAGCCGATGCCGGGCCCGGAGGCGATCCCGGTCGGCGTCAGCCCACTTGCCTCGACCTCGGCCATGCCCTTGTCGATCGCGTCGAGCGCGTCGGTGCCGCTCGTCGGCGCACCCGCACCGGCGACTCCGTCCGCCGGGAACTCGGGCGGAGCTCCGGTGCCGAACAGCACGGCGGCGTCGAGCACGCGCGCGACGGCATCCGCTGCCAGCGGGCGCGCCTGTCCCCACACGTCGAACTCGGCGTCGTCCACCCAGGCCTGCGGGATCGCGAACGTGCAGGCGATCTCGCGCGGGATGACGGCCTCCGCGCTCCACTCGATCTTCGTCGCAGGCTTGCGCCCGCCGTAGCGGACGCCGGTGAAGCCCGCCTGCGGCAGGAAGGAGACGACCGGGATCGACTCCTGCCCGGCGCTCATCCGCTGCGTGTTGCCGAGGGCGAGCACGACACTTGCCGTGCGCAGCGCCTCGATGAACTCGTTGACCTCACGGGTCGTCAGTGCGTCGTAGTCAGTTGCCACGGGGCTCCTCCTGGTCGGATGGATCTGCTTGTCCGACCGGATCCGCCCCTAGCGGCTCCTCGCGGTCAGCCCGCCCCGAGCGGGTGCCCGGCGCCGCCCCAAGCGGCGCCTCAGCGAGAGCCTAGCGCGGCGAGCGCCCGGCGTCGACGTGGCGCGGCCGAAGACGCGCTCAGGCCGAGAGGCCGGGCTCCTCGCAGCCTACGGCAACAGCGGCGGGCGCACCACGCAGAGCAGGTCGCCCCGGTAGTGCAGCTCGACCGAGTAGGGCGCCGCCTCGCTGCCGTGCGAGCACCAGCGCGAGCTGTCGCCGTCGCCCTCCTGGTAGCAGGTCACGACGTGCTCGGTCGCGCCCTTCGACGGCCCGTAGATCCCCAGGTCGCCGACCAGGTACTTCGGGTGGCACTCCGGGTTCTCGATCAGGGTCCCGGTGTAGCCGTACCCGTTGAAGCCGTTCCCAGGGTTCGGATCGGGCACCGCGATCCCCGTCTGCTTGCGCGCCCAGTAGTAGGCCGAGGTCGAGTGCCCGGAGCAGTCCGTCGTGAACCCCTGCTCGGGCGGGACGCCGAAGCAGCCGATCGGCCGAAGCTGCTGGTAGTGGATGCCGGGCTCGTTGTTGACCGAGCGGCGGCAGTAGTCCGCGATCGCGTTGCGCACCTTCTGCTTCTGCTGGTCGGGCGAGGCCGAGGGCGCCTCCGGCTTCGCCGGTGGCGGCGGCTGATGGTCGCGCTCCCAGGCCTGGTAGTACTCCTCCAGCAGGTTCTCGCTGGTCGCGTCGCAGATCCAGTCGCCCGCGTGCTCGCCGCCCTCGGGCACCTTGCCGTAGAGAAGCGCGTGGAACGTGCGCTCGTTGAGTGTGCCGCTGCCGTCGCCGGTCCCGAGCGCCTCGCGCAGCCCGTCGACGCCGGGCCCGCTGCCGGTCGGTCCGGTAGCTCCGTGCGCGAAGGCGTCGGTGTACTCGGTCGTGAACTCCTGCCAGCGCCAGAACCCCGCCCGGCTCACCATCCGCTTGTACGCCTTCACGTCCTTGCCGTCCGCCTGCTTGCCCTGCTTCGGGTTGTCGGGCGCGTACAGCGTCCGCGTCATCCGGCTCGTGTTGCTCGGGCGCGGGCCCGGCCCGATCACCCACGGCAGCAGCGGCGAGCTGGTCGGGTCGACGCCGCGCGTGCGGCGGTCGGCGAGGTAGCGCCAGAACGCGGCCAGCGCCTCCTCCAGCCAGGGCGCGGGCTCCTCGATCGCCGAGAGCCGATCGCCGATCTCCGGCGGTCGTCGTCCGTGCTCGTTCATGGTCGCCTCCTCCATCCGACGTGTCGGCTAGCGTCCTGCGCACGGGCGGTTGTAGCTGGACGCGACGGCCGAGCTGAGCGGCTCGGCCGTTGCCGTTCTCAGCGGCGCAGCGACTTGCGGATCCGCTCATTCACACCTGCCTCGCCCGTCCTCGTGCCCGCCGCCTGCCGCCGTCGCGGGCCCGGCGAGCGGGCTCCGGTCGGCGTCTCCTCGCCGCCGGCGGCGAGATACTCACGCTTCTCCAGCAGCTCCTCGACGGCGCGCCCCGCCGCCTTGTCGAGCTCGCCGTCCTCGTGCTGACCGAGCGCCTCCAGGTCGATGTAGCGCACGGCGTCCTGCGGGTCGCGCAGCTTGGTCGCCGCTGCCAGCAGCACCGAGCCGCGCACGCGCTCCGAGCGGTGCTCGCCCTCCAGCTTCTCCCGCTCCTCGCGCCGCGCCTGCTCGACCGCACGCTGCTGCTCGTCCATCCCCTTCTCCCGCTCGGTCGCCAGCTCGCGCTCCAGCGCCTGGACGCGCGTCCGCCGCTTGATCGCCTGCTGCCGCGTCTCGCCGAGCTCGCGCTCCAAGGCGGTGATCCGCTCCTGCGCCGCCTCCAGCGTCTGCGGTCGGTCGTCCGCGCCGCGTCGGTCGTCCTCGCGGCGGTCATCGTCGCGCTCGTCGTCCTGCCGCTCGTCGTCCTGCCGCTCGTCGTCCTCGCGGCGGTCGTCCTCTGCCATGCCGTCCTCCTCCTCGTCGTTCACGTTGCCAACACCGGGGCCACCGAGCAGCCGTCGTTGTGATGGAAGGGCACGGCGTCGGCCGAGTGGTAGACCTCCTGCGCCGTCTCCACGCACCACGAGCAGGCGCTGCCCGCGAGCTGTTTGCGGTAGCCGCCGATCCGCGCGCCGCCTGCGCCGACGCCCTGCTCCAGCCCGACCCGCTGCGCCGCCTGCAAGTCGAGCGAGCCGAGCTGCCCGGCGTAGTCGCGCGCCGCCGCCTTCGCCTCCAGCAGCGTCGCGCCCTCGGCCACCAGCGCGCGCGCCCGCAGCGGCGGAGCAACCAGCGAGCGCGACTCCGGGTCGATCTCCACGCCCGAGCTGCGCAAGGCGCCGCTCACGTCCACTGCGCCGGGCGCAACCCCCGGCCGTCGCGTCAGCGCCAGTCCGTAGGCAGCAGCGAGCCGCGCAGCCGTCCGCTGCCCGCCCGCCACGCGCGGGTAGGCGCGGTCGTGGTAGGCGCGCAGCTCGTCCTCGTCCAGCGTCTCCCAGGTCGCGATCAGCGCGCCGAGGGAATCCGCCAGCCGCCCGGCCAGTGCCTGCTGCTGCTGCCGGTGGCGCTCGTCCAGCGCGGCCACCGGCTCACCACCAGTGGACGAGCGCGATGATCGCGACCACAGCCAGCACGACCTGCGCCACCGCCGGGAGGTTCACGCCGGTCGTCTTCATGCCGCCGCCTGCGGCGTCGACGGCGGCGGTTCGGGAGCGATCAGCGCCTCCGCCGCAGCCTCGACCTGCATCCGCTCGATCGCCTGCGGCGAGTAGCCGAGGAACGCCCACACTTCCGCCTGCGGAATCCCGACCGCCTGGAGCTTCGTCGCGGCGTCGGCGACCGCCGCCGGGTTGCGGCGCTCGGGCACTCGCCAGACCGTCTCCAGCCCCACGTCCTGGGCCAGCTCACTTGCGCCCGCCGCGCTCGCGCCGATCCGCACCACCTGCTCCCACGACTCGCCGAAGCTTCCCTGCCGGTCGATGCACTTCGCCACCAGCCCCGACTCGGCCGCGAGCAGCGACTCGGCGCTGGGCGGGTTCGCCAGCTCCGTCTGGACCAGGTAGTAGCTCGGCACGCGGCTGATCGCGGCGAGCTCGGCGATCTCCGCGTCGATCGCCCGCAGGTACTGCGCGATCTCCGTCGCCTCGAAGCTGCCGAACTTGCCGTCCGGCGCCTCGTTCACCCACAGCCGCGAGACGCTCTGCTTGAAGGGCTCGACCGGCTGCCCCGTCTCAGGGTCGCGCGGCACCCGCAGCCCGGTCGCCCACTTCTGCCGGAAGACGGCCGTATGCGCGGCGACCAGCTTCGCCAGCTCCAGCTCCTGGATCCGCTGCATGATCGGGATCAGCTCGCGCAGCTCCGACTCGCCCGGCGTCGCGGCGGTCGGCCGGTTCTCGAACGGCACGAACGGGACCGCGCCGAGCGGGTTGGGCGAGACGACCGGGTCGTCCGACCAGGGCGGGCGGGCGCCGGCGCCGAACGGATCACGGTCGCCCGAGCGGTACTCGGCCACCCAGACGGCGACCGCCTCCGGCGTGTACAACTCGGCGACCCACTGGCGCGTGCTCAGCTCGTACACCTTCAGCGCCGCCGCCACGCTGCGGCGGTCGCCGGGCGCGTGCTCGTGCGTGACCTCCAGCGCCGTCTCCGGCGTCAGGCGCACGTCCTCGCCGCTGCCCGCGATGCTGACGTAGCTGACGCCGGTGATGAACGCCTCGCGGTGTACGTCCGCCTGGTCGGAGTCGATCCGGTTCGCCTGGAGCAGCGCCCACGCCGCCTTGTCCGCGTCCTCGCCGACCGTCGTGCGGATGCCGGTCACCGCCAGCCGCTCGGCGATCGTGTCGACCACCAGCCGCGCCCAGGCGCCTCGCGCCATCTGGCGCAGCCGCAGGAAGGCGCCGGAGTAGCCGTAGCTCGGGTCGATCGGCTGGTCGGGCGGGTCCTGCGTGCCCTCGTACCAGGCGTACATCGCCAGCCCGAACTCGCGCTGCGCCCGGAGCTGCACGAGCAGCCGGTCGCGCTGCGCCTCCAGCGCCAGGCTTGCGTCGAACTCCTCGGCTAGCGGCTCCTCGGGCGCGAGTACGCTCAGGCGATCTCCTCCTGCGCGAGCCCCGCCCTCCGAACGGTACGCCCGGCGGCGGTCGCGCGCAACGCCTGCGCCCGCGCGCGCGAGGGCGCGCGTGTACTTTCGGCTTGCGCGCCGTCCGAAACTCTGCTTTACTTTCGGTCGTGTCACCGACCGAAACACCCGAAGCCTCCGCCGCCGCGATGGGCGAAGCCTGCGAGCTCTGCGGCGACGCGGACGCCCGCCTCGCCTACTCGCACGACGGCCGCGTCCTCGGCTGCGCCTCCTGCCTGCGCGCGTACGAGGCGGAGGTCGAGCTGGTCGGCGTCCGCCCGCTGGATCCGGTTGCCGACCCGAGCGCCCTGCGGCGCGCTCGGGTCGGGAGCCGCCGTTCGGCTGCTCCGTCCATCCACACCAACCCCGAAGGAGGGGATCGCATGTCCAGCACCACCACCGAGTCGCCCGCGAAGCCGAAGGCGCAGCCCGCGCCGAAGGTCCCGGAGGGCATCACCGTCGAGGCGCTCGTCGCCGCCCTGCGCGAGGCAGGGGTCAAGCCGAAGGTTCGCTGGAACCCGAAGCGCACCTACGTCTCGCTGCTCGTCGGCAAGGCCAACATCGGCTACGTCGACGCGCCGACCCGCAAGGGCATGAAGGTCACGCCCGCGATCGCGCACGAGGAGCTGCGCAACGGCGTCAAGAAGGCGTTCGCGCCCTCCGGCCGTGCCGGTCGCTTCGGCGCCGTCCTGATGGTCACCGACGAGAAGGGGCTCGGCCACGCGGTCGCCGCCCTGGTCGCCGCCGACGCCAAGCGGCAGGCGAAGGAGGCGAAGTAGTTGCGCCTCATCGCCTCAGCCGTCGTCGGGGCTTGCCTCGCGGTCGCTGTCATGGCGACCGCGCAGGCAGCGTCCGCCGAGGGCGGGTGGCAGGTCGAGAGCCGCGCGAGTGACGCCTCGCCCGTCTTCACCGACCTGTACGTCTACTCGTCCTCGATCAACGCCACCCACGCGCGCCTGCGCGTGCGAGCGTCTCGCCGGATGCGCGTCACCGTGCAGACCTCGATCACCTGCTGGTCGACCGACTACACGGTGCACGCCTCGCGCGAGCTGTCACCGTCGAGGCGATGGGTCACGCCGCGCCGTCCGCTCGTGCGCGTCTACGCGGCGCTCGGGCCGGAGACGCCCGGCTGCTCGTTCTCGTCCTCGGTCTTCGGCACTCGCGGGCGCCTGTCCGCCACGCTGGAGACGCAGGGGAGCACGCCGCTATGAGCGGCACCTGGTCCCCCAGAGAGAAGGGCTCGGCCGAGGCCGAGCCCTTCGTCCATCCACAGCCGCATCCTAACGTGCCCTCCGGACTTGCGGAGGAGCTGGGGCTCGCGCGAGCGGCGGTCGCCGAGTACGACGCGCTCGCGCGCGGCTTGTGGTCGGAGCGGTACTACGCTCGGGCCCGGCACTACTTCGCGCTCGCCGCCGCCGAGCGCGAGCACGTGCGCGCGTTGGAGGCAGTCCGGTGAGCGGCGACGAACAGCTCGTCTTGCAAGACCCCGAGGAGGAGGCGCGCCGTCGCCTCCTCGACTCGTTCCAGGAGGCGATGCGCGAGGACTGGCGCTCGCCCGGTACCCACACGGCCGTCCCTCGTCCCGGCGCGCCCTCGGGCGAGATCGGCGAGGGCACCCGCTGCGGGCGCTGCGGCGAGCCGGTCATGCCCTTCGACCTGACCATCAACCACGACCTCGGCTATGTCGGCTGCCCGGCCGACCGCGCCGCCGGTCTACACGCCCCGATGCCGGTCGCCGCCTTGTGCGAGCGCGCCGACCGCGAGGCGTACCCCGACTGCGCGACGTGCGGGCACCCATGGGGGTTGCACGTCATCGGCGCGGGCCCGCCGGTCGGCCTCTCGTGTCTCACCTACTGCGGCTGCCGGGGCTACGCAGCTCCGCCCGCCGCCGTCTCGCCCTGGAACACGTGCCCCGGCTGCTGGTCGGATCCGCACGAGGGCGCCTGTCCATCCACGCCGCCGCCGGCGGCACGAACGAGGAGGAAGAAGTGAAGGTACTCGTCATCCCGGTTGCGGGCCCGCTGGAGGAGGTCGTGCTCGTCCCCGGCGACCGCTTCGACGGCGGCACGCTCGGGCAGTTGCAGGAGCTGGTCGACGGCATGATCGAAGCGGTGCCGCTGCCCGGCTTCATCAGCCAAGCCGACGCCGCCACGTCCTACGTCAACGAGGAGGGCAAGCTGCTCGGGCTCGCGCCGAACATGCGCGCGACCGACTTCTTCGTGCCCGGCATCGGGCTCCACTTCGGCGACTACATCGCGGGCCCGCTCGTGCTCGCCGGGTTCGACCCGCACACGGGCGAGCACGCCGAGCTGCCCGCGCCGGTCGCCGCTCGTGCCCGCCTGATCGAGAGGGAGGCCTCGTGACCTGCCCGAACTGCACCCAGCAGCACGGCGCCGAGGACGCCTGCTTCCTCGGGCTCCTGCTCGGCGTCGCGCAGGACCGGCGCGGCGTGCTGTCGCCCGCCGAGATCGCGCGCGCGATGGAAGGCGTCGACGCCGACTACCTCTGGACGCGCTTCGGCGGTCCGGCCGTCGACTACGTGGAGGACGTGATGGACGGGAGGGGATCCTGATGCCGCGCCTCGTCCTGGAGCTCGCGCTCGGCAACGCCGCGATGCAGTCGGCGTCCCAGGTGCTCGAAGCGATCGGCAAGAGCCTCTACTACGTGGACGACGTGGCGGAGGTGGAGTCGGTCGGCGCGGGCGAGCCGATCCTCGACGCCAACGGCAACACGGTCGGCCACTGGAAGGTCGCGCCCGACGCCGTGCCGCGCCCGGAGCTCGCCCGGCTCGACCACTCCTCCGCCGCTCGTGCGCTGCGCGCGCTCCAGCGGTACGACGAGCTTGCCGGGAACGCCGACATTCTCCACCGCCACCACCTGATCGAGGCGGAGACGGAACTCGGCGCGCTGCTCGGGCTCGACTGCACCGGCGAGCCCTCCTCCTGGACGCGCGAGGGCATCGTCACCGGCTACGACCACGACGGCGACACCTGCCCGGTGCACGAATGGCTCGTGCCCTCCGACCAGCAGGAGGTCAGCGATGGAACGTGAGGCGAAGCTGCTCGCGCTGGTCGCGCTGGAGCTGGAGGCTCCGGCGCTCGGCGAAGTCAACCGGCAGATCGTCGCCCTCGGCGGCGACCCGATCCCGCCGCGCGAGCCATGGCTCACCCAGGCGACGGCCGAAGTCAGCCGACGCCGCAAGCAGAAGGAGGACGAATGAGCACCAGCACCACCGGCCGTCCGCCGGGCGATCTCGCCCCTGCCCGCCGCCGCGCACTCCTGCGGCGGGCCCAGGCGGTGCGGCGGGCGGAGGGCGACCTCGCGCGCGAGGTCGCCGCCGCCGCCGGTGAGGGCGCCTCGTGGCGTGCAATCGGCGAGGCGATCGGACTCTCGAAGGCTGCTGCGGGCGCGCTCGTCAGACGCGCTCTCAGCGCAGACAACCCATGACCAGCTCGTGCGTTAGCCTGCGAGCTGGTATCCCTGCCAGAACCGAGGAGGTTCACCAATGAGCGACAGACGCAAGCCCGCCGGGAGTCCGGGAGGGCTTCCTGCGGCTGAGGTCGCAGGCACCGGGAGGCGCGCCCTTCCGGCATCGAAGGAGATCCGCGCGCTCAGCCGGAACTTCAAGCAAGGCTTCCGGTGGCAACCTACGGGCGCTGGGCACTGGCGCCTGGTCGATCGCCACGGCGCCTACGTCGAGCACGAGGGCACGGTCATCACCGCACCCGACCGGCCCAGCCCCGGCGTCGTCCGGGCGCTCACCCAGGAGCTACGCGAGGCCCGTGTCCTCAAGGGCACCGACCAGCGCCCGATCAGCGACGAGCACCGGGCCAGCCGCCTCAAGGCGTACAGGGCGATGGCCCAGGCGCGCGAGCAGCGACGGCAGGAAGTCGCCAGCGCGCGGCTGCGCCGCCTGCGCGAGGTCCTCGGCCCGCTCGATCCGGACACGCCGGGGTTCGCCCAGGATCTCGGCTGGACTGCGCAGGTCGTCGCCCGCGATGCCTTCCAGCGCGAGCTGTCGCACGACCTGCTCGCCATGAACGCTCGCCGCGTGCTCGCCGGCGGCTGGACCGAAGACCGCTACGGAGAGGTCTGGGACGCCCTGCTCGACCGATTGGACCGCGCACCGGATGTGGTCGGCGAGTGGTTCAACCTGATCCGCGAGGCGAAGGGACTCCCGGCCGACCACGTGGAGGTACGTCTGCCCAAGGGTGCCCAGGACGACTGGCCGTTCGATGTGAAGCTCCTCCCGCTGGAGGCGCTGTTCGCCGACGACCAGTACCAGCGCCCGGTCAACTGGCTGTTCGTGCGCAAGGAGGCAGCCCGCTTCGATCCCTCCCTGGTCGGCACGATTGACGTTGCCCAGCGCGGGCCGTCGCAATTCGCGATCCTCGACGGGCAGCAGCGGCGGGAGATCGTCCGCCTAGCGGGCAAGGCTTCGATCTTCGCCTCGGTCTACGTCGGACTCGACCTAGCGAGCGAGGCCCGCTTCTTCCTGCACAAGAACCGCGATCGCAAGAGCGTCCACCCCTTCTACACCTACGTCGCGCGGCTGACCGCCCGCGATCCGGAGGCGCTCGCGATCGAAGCGATCGTGCGCAAGCACGGCTACGAGATCGCGATCGGTGCCCCGCGTGAGGGATCGGACGACAACATCGCCGCGATCGCTGCGGTCGAGTCGGCCTATCGACGCAAGCGGGAGGACGGCTCCGACGCCCTCACCCCGACCCTAGCGACGATGCGCGAGGGCACCTACGGCCGGGCACTCGGCAACAGCGCCGCCCTCATCCACGGGCTCTCGATCCTCTACTCCGAGAACGGTGAGCTAGACCAGGGGCGGATGGTCGACGCGCTGCTCTGGCTCGGGCCGGAGTTGGCGGTCGGGCGCGCGCGTGACCTGCACCGCAACACCGGCGGCTCGATCCAGCAGCGGATGGCCGACGTGCTGCGGGCCGAGTACCGGCGCAAGCGCAAGGGCGCGAAGGCCTCATCATGATCCGGCTCGAAGTCGAGAACGATCGCAGCGGCGACGTGACGCAGGCCAGCTACGACGTGCAGATCTGGCTGCCGCACCCGGACGAGGGGTTCGCCCTCTATGACGCCAGGGTCGAGCACTTCCGGCGCGGGCGCGGATGGGCCGAGCTGCTGCGCGAAGCCGTCGACGCGCTCGAAGCAGCGGGCATCCGGTGAACCCCCGGTGAGCGAGCACCCGCACTGGGCCTACATCACGGTCGAGCTGGAAGTACCGCTCGAGGGTGATGACGCGGATGCCGTCCACGACCTCGCCGAAGGGGAGCTGCTCCGGGAGGTCGAGTCGCGCCTGCGCCAGCTCGACCTCGCGGACGCCGAGAGCGAATTCATCGTGGTAGAGCTGAACGCCGTCAGCGTCCCTCGCCCGCGCGAGTCGCCCGACCGCCTGGTCGCGCAGGTCGAGCGCCGCCGGTTGGAGGGCAACGGCGGTGGCGACGGGCTCCGGCCGAGCGAGTAGGATCCGCCTGCCGGGGTTCTCTGGCAGGGATCGCGGCCGACGCTGCGGCGGCGACTCGGGAGGCAGCTTCCGGGTCGCCGCTTCCAGCTCCTAGCGCCGCTTCCGCTTCGTCGTTCGCTTGCGCTTGCGCGTCCGCTTGCGCCCGCTCGGGCCCAGCGGTCCGCGCCGGTGCACGACCGCGTTCACGCGGGCGCTCGTGCCCCGCGTTGAGCGGCGCGCGGCGTATGCCTTCGCCGCCCGGTGCACCTTCACCCGCTCGCCCTCGCTGATGCCCGCCTTGCGCGCCTGCGCCTTGGTCGGCACCGGGTAGCGCCAGTTGGAGCGCGGGCCCGCGTGGTAGACGAACGCCCCGCGCGGCAGCTTGCGCCGCTGCGCGGCGGTCAGCGCCACGGCCTAGTCGGACTCGGGCTCGTGCGGCTCCTCGCCCTCGCCCGCTCGTTGCTCGTTGAGCTCCTCGTCGGTCAGCCCCTCGCTGCCCGCCTCCGGCTCCTCGTTCGGGTTCGGGTCGGCAGTCGACTCCGCCTGCTCGCCCT